CGCGGCAGCCTGGAGCACGCGCAGGGCGTCCGGGTCTTGCGTGACAGCCATCATCGCCGTGAGCGAGCGCACCGTCGCGGCACGCTTGCTGCTGCTGCTCGGGCCGACCTCGACGGCCAGGTCGAACTCGGCTTGGCTCAGGTCGTTTTCGTGCTCGACCTCGCCGTCCTCACTCATGACGGGCCGCATGAGTTCAATGGTGCTCATCTGGCCCTGCGAGCCAATTCCCTTCATCTTGCGGCCTGGCTCAACGTAGATTTCGCGGGCCATGCTGAGCCAAATCTCGCCGCCTCGGCGCACGCCCACGGCGTGATTGCTCATGTAGATAAACGTCTGCATGTCCAGGCGCTGCTGCACCATCTCCACAGCCTTGCCGCTGACGTTGGCGACAATCTTGTCGCCCTGCTCCTGGTTGCCCAGAACGTCGCGGATGTCCTGCTCGCTGATCTGCAACAGGGCGGCCATGGCTGGGGGAATCTGCGGGCTCTTGGTGTAGCCCACCGGGCCTGCGGCCTGCTGGCTCCCGTCTGCGCCCGTGATCGGGTTCAGCAGCAGGTACGGGTAGTCCTTGAGATTGTCCTCGGACCACATGACCTGATGGCCGGCGACCTGCTCGGGCACCAGGATCGGCTTCTCCACGCTGGACAACGCGGCAATCTCGGCCAGCTTGCTGCGCTGCATGTTCGCCAGGCGCTGCGCGTCTTTCGCCAGCCTGACATGGCCGGCGCACCGCTCGATGTTGTCGATGAACCAGCGGCGGCCGTAGGTCGGAACGATAGGGATGTGCTTGCCGGCGATGTACCCGGCATCTTCCAGCACCTTCGCGCCGCTCAGGATGTACTTGCGCACCCGCTGGCGCTTGATGCGCTTCTGTCGCACTTCGACGCTGCCGATGGCCTCAAGCTGGGCCAGCATATCGTCGTCCAGTTCGCTGTCGCGGTAACGCTCCTCCTCGCCGTCCAGGCTCTGGAAGATGCGAATCGTCTCGGCCACCATCTCGACCCGGTAATACTCGGCCACATAAATGACGTCAGGCGTGGACCAGTCGAACTCGTACTGGTGGATCTCCTTCGGCCAGGACGCCGGGTCGTCGTTGTACGCCTCGCGGTACGCATCAGGCGTCATGCTGGTCAGCACGAAGCACCGCTTGGCATCGGCCTTGTCCTGGCGCTTGGCCTGCAGGTCGAAGAACACCGAGGAATCGGCGTCGAAGATCGGCTCGATCTTGATCCGCTGGCGCTCGTCCTCGTCGTCTTCCTCGTTCTCGTAGACCGTGCGCAGGCGGTAGGCGCCGAAGCCGCCGCCCACGGCCTCCTGGAATGCGTTGTCGTACGCCTCATCGGCGCCGCTGTCCTGCTCGTCGGCGCGGTACAGGTCGTCGCATGTTTCGGCCAGCGGGTCGTATTCCTTGCCTTCCTTACTGACGAAATCGACCGTCACGCGGTTAGCTCGGTACTCACTGAAGATGCGCTGCACGGCCAACGCGATCTTGTTGACCTCCATCTTCGGCTTGTTCTCGAACTGCGCACCCAGCGGGCCTTCCCACTGCGCCCCGGCGATGCTGTAGAACCGCCGATCCTGCAAGCATTGCAAGCGCTCGTCGCGCAGCGCCCCCTGGATGTTGTCGAACTCGCGCATGGCCTCCGCATGAACGCGCACCAGCCGCTGTTCGGTTGATTCTCTGGCCATCAGGGACTCCGGGGATTGCGCATCGGGCGCGATTATGCTACGCGAGCGGGTGAAAGTCTATCGCCACCTGTGGGCGGTCGGAACTACTAGCCCGGCAGTGTCGATTTTCTTGGTCGTCGCGCCCGTGATTGCGGGGAACAACGCGGCCAAGCCCCAGATCAGCGCGTCGGCTCGGTTCGGGCTTCGGCTGCCGGTGTAGCCGGTCGTGGAGAACCCGCTCAGTTCGTCCTCCAACTCGTGGAACATCCCAACGTGGCGCACCTTGCCCTGCTCGTACAACGACGAGAACGGCTCGGCTCGCACCACCTTGCCCCGGCTGGCCGTCACCGGGCGGAACGGCGTGCGCGGGCGCGCTGTCTCAATCACCTGACGCACCATCGCGCCGCCGTAATTCACCTCGGCCACGATGCAGTCGGCGCTGTGCCGGTCGAATGCCTCTGCGGCCACGCGGCCCCAAGTTGCGGGGCCGGCTTTGACGGTCAGATCCTCGAGCAGGTAGCACGCACCATCCGTGGCCAGTCCGACCACCACGATGCCGATGGCGTCATTGTCCGCGCTGGCTTCGTCGTCCGCGCCGCTCGGGTCCACAGCCACCACCACGCGCACAAGCTGCGGCACGGCGCCGTCCAGCACGCGCCAGCGGTCGATATGCTCCTCGGGGAACAGTGCGTTCGGGTTCGCGTCGGCAAAGCGGCCTTCGAGGAATCGCGCCCGCATCCTGGCCGGCAGTGACTCCAGCATGCGCAGGTATTCCGGGCTCAGATTCGCCGCGTTGTCGGTCGGGTTGATGCTGAAAGCCGCGTAGTCCTCGGGCCTGGGCAGGTTCAGGCGCGTCTCGGGATCGCGCTTCTCCACGAACTTGCGATAGGTCCAGTGCGTCTTGCTCGGCGGGTTGCAATCGTAGTAGGCCCGCAGGCGCAGCGGTGCCGGCGCTCGGCCCTCGATCTGCTGCTCGGCCTTCTGCGCTAGGCGCGTCAACGCGGTGTCAACGGAGCCCAGCGGGATCTGGCTGCACTCGTTGAAGTACAGCGTGGCGAACTCCTGGCCCAGGATCTTCTCGGTCCTGTCCTTGTCGTCCAGGCCAGCAAACCAGATTTGCGAGCCACCGGGGAAGCTGACGTAACCGTCCTGCTGGTGCATGTCCCAGGCCACGCCGGGATATGCGGCCCGCATGACCTTGGGGAACGTGTCCAGCACCACGGACGCCTTCAGGTGGTTGTACCTGAACCGGAATATCGCGTGTCGGCTGTTCGGCGCCTTCAGCGCCCGCATGATGACGTTGCGCGTGAGCAGGAACGTCTTCCCGCTGCGCGAGCCGCCGAACAGCATCAGGTGCGTGGCGTCGCCGCTCAGGACTTGCTGAGCGGCTTTCTGGCGGTCGGTGAGCTGGAATGCCATCGCTCAGAGTTTCTCGTCGTCTGACTGCGCAACAAGTTTCACCGCGCCGCCGTCGTGGCCGGCCAGCTTAATCATGTCGCCGTATTTCTTCGGGGCGAGTTTCGATAACAGCCACTTGCGAGTATCTACCTGCAGTTTGTGTTTCTGGATTGCGGCCCAGTCCTTTTTGCCATCGACAGTTTCAGGGTCTTGGTCTGATATTTCCATCAGGTCGTTGGCGATGCGCTCGACGAAGTTCTCACGCGCATGTGCGTAGCTCTCAGCCAGCGCGCTGTCCTGACTCAACCACAGCATGAACGTGCTGTTCTTGACGCCGGCCTTCTCGCACGCCTTCCAGCAGCTCATGCCGGATTCCATGTTCGCCAGGACGGCTTCGGCCAGCTTTGCCCGCTCAGGGCTTCCGGGTTTGGTCGGTTTGTTTGCCATCATTCTATCCTTTCACTAAGTGAGTGAGCACTAAGGGACACAGGGACGCCAGGGACGCTGGTTTCCATATAGGCTACGTGATTACGCGCTATCGCGCTCCTCGCGCTCCTTCGCGGTCACTTGCCCTCTCTTTTCTATACATTCTCTTTTCTTTATATTCAGTGTCCCTAGTGTCCCTAGTGTCCTTTTCCATTGTGAATCAACAACTTAGCCAGGGACGCCACAGGGACACTAGGGACGGTTTCGGCTTCCCCAGGCTTCCGGGGCCAGCAATGCGCGTGCGCCGTTCGCCTTCCGGCTCAAGTTCCCATTGCGCTGCCGGATCAGATGCGCTGCTCTAGTGGCCTCGCCTTGAGTGCAAGTGTCCCTGCCAAGCTCGGCCAAAACCTCGGTTGCGGACCTCCAGCGCCATGCGGCTGGCGGCTCGTTCCACCTCAGGCCGGACGCGATCAACTCCTCAATGGGGTCGATGACCTCGTAGGTCTTGTTGTGCTCCTCTAGCGAATTGTGCTCATCGCCTTGAAGGGTCCACGGCTCGCCGGCGCGGTACAGCGTCAGGACTTCGGCCCACAGTTGCTGCATATCGATGCCGTGGTCATAGTCGATGGACTTGCACTCAATAACCCAGAATCTGCGGTTACCGGTCTGGTCGTGCAGAAACTCTTTCGGGTTGACGCTGGCGAAAAATACCGTGCGCCTTGCAAACTCGGATTCCTTGCGGGCATATGCCCTGCGCAGAATATCCTTGTCCCGCGTCAGGAACGCCTTGAGTTGAGCAATATCTGACTTGCGGAATGTCGCGTCCAATTCCCCGAGTTCGACCAGCCAGTGGCTTACCACTTGTTTCACGCTGTCACGGTCGTCTGGGCGAAGCATCATGCCGTCCTGCACCACGCCGAGTTCCTTGGGCACCAGGCGCTTGAACCATGCCGTCTTGCCCATGTACTGCGCGCCCTGAAAGACCAGCACGCCGTGGGCCGATACGCCTGTCGGGTTGAACGCTGCGGCCACGGCAGAGATGAGCCAGCGCCGCATGATGGTGTTCTTCAGGTCTTCTTCGCCGTGTGACGCCACGGTATCGTAGAGGTCTTGCAGGCGGCTCTGGCCGTCCCACGGCTTGCTCTCGATCCAGTTCGCCACGGGATTGTGCAGGTTGCGGTCGGCCATGTAGGTGATGTAGTCGCCCACCTTGCCGGTTGGCATGCGCAGGCGCTCGCACCAGGACATGAGCCACGCAATGCTGGCGTTGCCTCTGTTGTCCAGGCTAAACGCCTGCTGCGGGATCATGATCTCCTCTTCCTTGGAGATGACGTTGTACCTGACGGTGACGCCCAAACGGCGGCATATCTCGGCCAGGTTCTCGATGGTGGACAGCGCGCGGCCCCGGTACTCATCGGGCAGCGGTGCGCTGATGTCCGTGATTTCCCCGGTGTCGGCATCGATGACCTCGGACCCCTGCACCGCTGGCGTGGCCTGGGGCCGCTGCACCATGGAACCCGCAGGTATCGTGGTCCTACGCGGTTCTGGCTTCATGCCCAGCACCTCGGCGGCGGCTTTGACGGCCTTGCGAATGTCTCCTCCGTGCTCGTAGAACCGGAACAGGTCGAACGAACTCACAAGCTGGCCGCTCTCGTCGCTGCATAGCGGGTCGCTCGCGTGGTGAATCCACGCCTTGCCATCGAACAGGATCACGCCCGCCAGGCCGGTCCCTGAGTGCGGTGAAAGCCACCGCTTGCCCTGCTGCTTGTAGCCGTACTGCGTCAGGGCCGCCTCGATGCTGTGCGCCCGCTCGTAGGCGTCAATCACGCTCGGGCTTGTGCTATCGTTTGCGGGCCGCGCGGGGGCTTTCGGAGGCTTCGGTGTCGGCCGTTGCGGCGCCCACGGGCACAGGCCCTGCAATTGCGGCTTCAGGGCGTCCCAGTTTTTCCACAGCGCCAGAAGCCACGCAGGCGGCTCCGGTATCGCGCCGTTCGGCTTCGTCAGCCAGACGTAGGGTTTACCCGTGTCCGGGTGAATGCTGGGCGGCAGGACGTCCTGGCGCTGCTGGTCGGTCGCGCTGCGGATTTCGAAGACAGTGAACCGCTTTCCGGCGTCATCCTGGCGCGGCCATGTCAGCGAGTGATACGGCAGTTCCAGGCCATCCGGCACGCGGAACATGATGCGAAAGCCTGGCGCTCTTCCCTGGATCGTCGGCGCGCTCTGAGCCAGTGCGTCGATGTCCCAGCCAAACTCTGCGCAGATGGTGCGCATCGCGTCCAGATCGTCGATGTCCAGACTGCACAGCCTGGACGGCCCGAGGGCCACGCCGATGTTCGCGCTGGGCCGGCGCTCGTAGTAGCTGCGCGCCTGCTCAGGGTCTGTGATGCACTCGTTACCCCAGTTGTCCGACAGCGGGCGTTTGCCTCGCGGCGGCAGTGGCACCAGGGAAAACCCGTACTTGCGGCAGTAGGTGGCCGCAAAGTCTGCGGTAGTCGGCGTTGCCTGCGTGCTCGGGGCCATCAGAACATGCCCTCCTGCCGCACCGCGTGCTCTGAGTCGATCCACTCATGGATGACCTGGCCAGAAGGCACCTCGTCAAGCCTGATCCATGGCCGCATGTTGTGCAGGGGGGACAGAACCACATCAAGGCAGTCCATGCACTGGATGCAGATGTGTGTGCCACCGCTGACGAAAACGCGCCGCGTGTAACGGCGCTCGCCTTCGTGCGAGCAGATGCTCATTGTGAACTCCTAGAGCCAGCCAGACGCATCCGGGTGGCGCAGGTTAGGGGGCAGTCAGTATAGGCCCGCCATCGGGGCCTGAGTCAATCCTCAGAACGGGATATCGTCCTCCATGTCATCAAAGTTCGTCTTCGGCTTGGGAGCCGCCTGACGCTCGCGCTCGGCCCGCTCGCGGATAGCCATGGCGTCGCGCTGATCCTGGGTCATGCGGGACGCTGCGGGTGCCGGTGCCGGTGCCGGTGCAGCGGCTGGCGCGTCCTTCGGTTGCACCGAAAGGCTCATGTATTTCTGGCCGGCCAGCTTCGTGCCGTCGCGCCCTGTTTTGATCCAGGCCGAAAGCCAGTATTCCGTGCCATCGACGTTGATCGACCCCCGGTAGTCCGGGCGGTTCTCGTTGCCCTGCTTGTCGTTCTTGGCCAGGAGGCCGCTGTTTTCGTATTGATTACCAGTGGACATGAGTTTTCCTTGCTTTGACGTTGTGAATAACTGCCTGAGAAACACCGAATCGCTTTGCAAGCGATCTTTGTGACTCAGCCGACTCTCTGATTTTGACGACATCTTCCTTCGTCAAAACAGAGTTTCCCGGCCTGTTTTGCGATCTAGCCCAGCCTGCTGCCTGTGCCATCGCTAAATATTTGCCCTTGGCTTGCCGTCCCTTTGCCTGCTTGTCTGCCTCGTTCTCTTGCTGAGTTGCCAGACGCAGGTGATCAGGATTGACGCAAAGTGGCGTATCACACTTGTGCATCACAACCATCCCATTTGGAATGGTGTCAATGCCGTTGTGCTTCATGTAGGAATACCGATGAGCCTTGACCGCTTTGCCGTTGATCTTGATTGCACCGTACCTATTGCTGCCTTGTGGTTCGCCAAGCCATATCCAGCAACCGGCAAATGGCACCTTGACATGGAACAGCTCAAACTTTTCATGAGCTGGCAGCAGTCTGTTCTTGCGAATCAGGTTCGTGTTGTCGTAGCTCATGGTTCCTCTATTGTGATGCGGCTGCGCCGCTTGGTAATGGGCCTGCGGCCCAGGTGAAACAGGTGGCAATGAGGGCAGTGATAAATCTGCCGACTGCGGCCACGGCGCGAGGCGCGTTCGCCTACGCGCTGGGCCTGGGTGAATGTGGAGAAAGCCACCTTGCCGTCGCAGGCTGATGCGCGGTAAGTGTCTTCGGGGGTCATGCCAGCAACGCCTGCGCATCCTCAACCGACCGGCAAACCCCGGCCACGCCGCCCGCCTGGCGGATCGTGGCGAGGAACTCCTCCTGGCCTGGACGCATGCGGCCGGTGGCGGACTTGACCTCAATGGCCAACGTGCGGCCGTCTTTCATCACGCCCATGATGTCGCTCATGCCCTTGGCGGTGTTCGCCCGGATGTACCGCACAGACCCGTCGCGGTTGCGCTCCTGGAACGTGCCCGAATTCTGCCGCCAGCATTGGGCGACCTTCGGGTGGCGATTGAGCAGCGCGATGATGGCCTTGAGGATCTGCGCCTCTGTGGGCTGTCCTGACGGTTTGCGCGGCCCGCGCTTCACAGGCTCAGGCGGGATGTCCAGCAGCACGCGAGGCTTGCCGCTGATGGCCGCTAACTGGTCCATCGCGGCTTGGTTGCGAAGCATCTTCTCGCGCAGGGTTTCGCGGCCTCGGGTCATGCTGCGAATAGCCCGCGCTGCTCGCGCGTGGCGTCGGTGATGTTCTCGACGGCCAGCTCCCAATACTGCGGCTTGAGTTCTGTTCCGACGAACCTTCGGCCCATCTTCACTGCGCAGTAGCCCTCAGAGCCAATGCCAGTGAACGGGCTGAAGATCAAGTCTCCGCGATTCGTCCACAGATGGATGCACCTCTCGATGACGTCCAACTGCAGCGGGCACATATGCTTCTCGTCGTTCTCGTCGCGGGCCGGCAGTTTGTTCAGCGTGCGTCCCTGGTCGATGTCGCTCCAGATCGGGCTGGCGTATTTCTGCCACATCATGACCGGTAGATCGTCGCCGTGCGTCACGCGCGGCTCTGCGTCTCCAGGCTTGCGCATCGTCACCACGTAGTCAGGCAGGCCCATGCGCGACATGCTGGCATTTTCGCGGATGGTCTTGTGCAGCAGGCCCAGCGCCTTTGTGCGCTGCATGGCCACTACGGGGTCTTTCCAGATGCAAACCTCTGAATGGTAGATGAAGCCGGCATCCTGAAATGCGCGGATCAGGTCGCCACGGAAATCGCGCAGCCCGATGAACCCTTGCCGCATCTTGGTGGTCGGCAGGTTCATGCAGTGGAAGCTGACATTGCGCCCAGGCTTGATGATGCGGAATAGTTCGCCGATCAGGTAGCGCAGTTGGGCCACGAACTCCGCATCGTCGCGGCAGTTGCCCATGTCGTGGTCGCTGTTGGAGTAAACGAACAGATCAGCAAACGGTGGCGAGAACACCGAGTAATCGATGCTGTTGTCTGCCATGCGCCGAGTCCACTTCACGCAATCACCCAGATGCACGGTGAACCCGTCGCCTTGGTGCGTATCCTCGCGGTATTCGTCCACGATGTTTTGCTGCCCAGACAGCTCATGGTTCATGATGTCTTTCATGTGCTCGATCATGTTCGCGCTCATTTCGTGATGCTGCTCCTCCTTGCGCTTGAGGTTCAGCAGAATCTGGCCTTCGTTCTCGGCAGTGAACAAGTGCACCTGCACGCTGCGCTTCTGGCCGAATCGATGGCATCGCCGCACGGCCTGGTAGAACTTCTCGAACGAGTCATCCAGCCCGACAAACGCCATGCGTGCGCAGTGTTGCCAGTTCATGCCGAAGCCGCAAATCTTGGGTTTGCTGATGAGCACGCGCAGAGTGCCACGGCTGAAGGCCATCATCTGCTCGGCTTTGTATTCGGCACTGTCTGACCCTTGCACATTGATGCTGCCAAGAATCAGGCTCTGCAGCAGCTCGGCCTCGTCGTTCAGATGGCACCAGATCAGCCACGGCTCAGATGATTCCGAATTGACCACATTGGCCAGCGCCTGGCACCGCTGCTCAATGCTCCCGCGCTGCGCCTGGCGGCGCTCTGTCAATGTCTGCGCAGGCCGGCTGAATAGGTCGTTGCCCAGGGGGTCAGTCTCGACCACATGCTCGAGGTATTGTGGGGCCGGCAGCACGTACCGCGCACCGTCGAACCCGAGATCCGAAGGATTGCGCAGCACCACGGCCCATGTGCCCATCCACTCCCAGAACTTCGAGGCACCCCATCCCTTCAGGCGCCATGTGCCGGTGTCTCCGGTGTCGTTGACGAAGTACGTGGCCAGCATCTCCGTGCGCGTCATCACGCCCAGGAACTCACACTGGTTTCCCAACTCCTCGAAGTCGTTCGGGCTTGGCGTGGCCGTGCAGCTCAGGCGGTACGGGATGCCCTGCGCAGACTCAATGATGCGCGTCCTGGTCTTGCCATCGTGCGCCTTGAGGATGCTGGACTCGTCCAGCACAAGCCCGTGCAAGCCGCCGAAGTCGATGGCATCCATGCGCTCGTAGTTCGTGATCCAGACTCCAGGCGCATCTGGTGAGCCACCGTGCGGAACCCGCCGCACCGTGATGCCGAACGTGGAACCCTGCTCGATGGTCTGCTCCGACACGGCCAGCGGCGCCAGGATCAGCACCGCGCCGTTCGTGTGCGATGCCACCTCGTCAGCCCATGACAGTTGCATCAGGGTCTTGCCCAGCCCGGTGTCCGCAAAGATCGCCGCACGGCCTCGGCGCACGGCCCAGGAGACGATGGCGTGCTGGAAGTCGAACAGATGTTCGTTTAGCCTTCCCGGATGATGGCCAGTGGCCACCTCGGCGCGGCGCTTGCCGGCCACGAAGTCCTCATAGTTTTGCACTCTTTCTCCTTTCGTTGCGGCCATGCCGCAGGTTGAAAAATCATCGGCACCAGCTCACCACCGGGCCGGCTCCACATCCTGATGCGTCTCCCGCAGATACCGCGACGGCAGACGCTTGACCGCACCGCGCAGCACCGACTCAGGCAGTCCAGGGAACGGCCAATCGGGGCGGATGCGGGCCACGCGCAGGGTTGCCACATTAACCTCAAGCACCATGGCGTCCTGGCCGTCTGACAGGCGCACGCGGTCGCCTTGTTTCATTCCAGAATCTCCCGAATCTGCCCGAGCATTTCGCGCACGGTGTCTAGCTGGATGCCACGGTCTACGCTGGTGCTGAGCTGGTGGCCATACGCTTGCATGTTGCGCTCGGACAGCTCTCGCAGATGATCCAGCGCAGCGATGGCCATGTGTGCCGTGGCGATGTCCCGCGCCGTGATCTTCTGGCCGCGCCGCTCTGTGAGTTCCACCAGGCGCATGTGTGTGGTGTCCAGGGCGCTCATGGCTTGCGCCCCTTGAGCTTGCGGCACGCGGCCACCAGGCGCTCTACCAGTTCGAGCCGAGGCGAGTTCAAGCCGTGCCGCAGCCGGTAGATGGTCTTGATGTTGACGCCTGCCTCGGCGGCCAGCGCTTTCGCGTCAACCTGCTGCAGCAGGTCGGATAGTTGTTCACGGGTAATCATGTGGCGGATTCTGGCATGAATGTCTAGGAATGAGAAGACATTTATGTCCGATCGGATCAGTCGGGATTGTCGAAAGCATTGGACATCGGTGTCCACTGAGCGCAGAATTCATTCCATCGCAACACGCAACCGGAGACGCAACATGAACAAGACCACCCAAGACATCATCAGTGCCGCCCGCCGCAACTCTGCAATCACCAGCGCCGGCCTGATCGACGAAATGGAGCGCGGCGCAATCGACGGATGGCGGCACCTGGACAGCGTGCGCTGGGGCAACTTTGCCAACTGGACCCGCGCCATGTGCGAAGCCGCCACCGAACTCAAGCGCCTGGAAGACCAAAAGGCCCGCGCCGTCGCCCGCCGCGCTGCCGCCTGATTCAACGGGCGGCGCCAAGCCGCCCACCAACCAAACCACACCATGCGCCCGCGCCCCATCGACTACACCTTCGCCGCCGCCTTCGGCATCACCCTCGGCTGCCTGATCGCGGCCTTCATCTGAACCACAGGAGCCACACCACATGCAAAACCTCACCACCTACGGCCCCGGCGACAGCGCCACATGGGGGCAATGCACCGACCCGCGTGACCCGCGCTGGGGCGGCGACCGAGAGCCCAGCGACAGCCACCGCGCCGATGCGGCCGACGAACTGCTGGCCGACGCCTGGGCCACGAGCGACTGGCTCAACGCGCATATCACGCAACCCGAGTGCAGCACCACCGATGTGCGCGGCTTCGAAGACCTGGACATGAGCGAAGCGACGGTAGACCAGCTCTGGACGCTGATGCTGACCGGCTCAGATGCGCAGTGCCTGCACGCCCGCATGGAGATGAAAGACCGCATCCTGCGCGACAACAAGCGGTGGATTGCCGACCGTGCCATGGAACTCATGGCCGACAGCATGAACGACGATCCCTACTACGACGACCCCCACCACTGGTACTGAAAGGACCGACATCATGGAATTCCAAATGCACAACGTGCGCAGCGTAACGCCGGAGCTGACAGAAGCTCAGGTCATTACTTCCTCCGGGCGCGTGTTCTTCGTCCGCAAGCTGAAGATCACGGACGACAAAGGCGTCACCCTGACGCTGCGCCTGTTCTCGGACAGCGCCGAGGGGCTGAAGATCGCGGAATTCTCGGAGGTGGCGGCATGACCACCCTAACCGACACCCAACGCACCGACGAATGGCACGCCGCCCGCGCCGGCAAGGTCACCGCCAGCCGCTTCAAGGACGTACTGGCCCGCAACAAACCCACGGCCGCACAGGCCAAGGCCGGCGAACCGGGAAACCCGAGCGCCGCCCGCACGACATACCTCTGGCAGATCGTGACCGAGCGCCTGACGGGCCAGCCCGTGCAGATGCCCGACGCCGCGCCTCTGCGATGGGGCCGCGAGAACGAAGACGCCGCCCGCGTGGCGTACCAGTTCACCACCAGCGCCAGGATTACCGAGACGGGATTCGTGGCGCACCCGAAGCTGCCCATCGGCGTGAGCCCTGACGGCCTGGTGACGGACGAGACGGACCCCGATGGCGCGTTCGGGCTCATCGAAATCAAGTGCCCGTGGAGTTCTCAAGTCCACCTCGAGACCTGGCTCAACGGCATGCCCGAGGATCACATGCCGCAGATCCAGGGCCAGATGTGGCTGACGGGCCGCGAGTGGTGCGACTTCATTTCCTACGATCCCCGCATGCCCGCCGACCTGCAGCTCTACGTCCAGCGCATCAAGGGTAACCCCGAGTTCCAGGCGCGCCTGGAGCGCGAGATCATCGCATTCAGCGCGGAGGCAGACGAGATCGTCGCCAAGCTGCGCGCCAAAGTGTCTTTCTAACCACAGTAATCACAGGAGTTCTGCATGACAACTGCACTCGTTCCCGTCGATCAAGTCGAGCGCATGGCCGTGGCCGTCGCAAAGTCCGGCTTGTTCGGCGTCAAGACCCCAGACCAGGCCATGGCCCTGATGCTCATCGCGCAGGCCGAAGGTCTGCACCCGGCCATCGCCGCCCGTGACTACCATGTCATCAACGGCAGGCCCACGCTCAAAGCTGACGCCATGCTGGCCCGCTTCCACTCGGCAGGCGGCAGCGTGCGCTGGGGCGAATACACCGACAAGCGCGTGGTCGGCACGTTCAGCCACCCGCAGGGCGGCAGCGTGGAGGTCGAATGGACGCTGGACATGGCGACCTCTGCCGGCCTGACCAAAAACCCGACATGGAAAAGCTACCCGCGCCAGATGCTGCGCGCCCGGTGCGTTTCCGAGGGCATCCGCACCGTGTTCCCCGGCGTGGTGGTCGGCACCTACACGCCCGAGGAGGCCGAAGACGCCGGCCACGCACCGGCACCCGTCCAGCGCGACATGGGGCCGGTGGTCGAGGTCGCAGACTTCCCCCATGTCATGCGCCAGATCGACGCCGCGCAGACCATCGACGAACTGAACGCCCTGCGCGCCACAATCCGCACGCTGGACCGTGACGCCCGCGCCGAGGCGATGGACGCGGCCCAGGTTCGCGCCGGCCAGATTCGCGCCGCCCAGGAGCCCGAGCAGACCAGGGAGGCCGCAGATGACCCGATCTGATGCCGCCTCCGAACCCATGGCGCCGCAGCGCCTTTTTCGGGTGCAGCAGGCCGGCGACCGCTGGCTTGTCGTGCGCCGATTGGCTGGTCTGGACGGGTCAGCCGCCGTGGTGGCCGATTGCCTGACGCGCAGCGCAGCGGAGCGCGTAGCCGATGACTTGAATGCGAGGGATGCAGCATGACCCCGCGCCAAGCCGACACCTTGGCCATCATCCACGAGCGCCAGCCCGTGGCCATGGCCGACATCGCCTACCGCCTGGGATGCGAAGCCGCCACGGCCAAAACCTACCTGCACCAGTTGCACCAGGCCGGCCTGATCGTGCCGTCCAGCCGTGGCCGCTGGGCACGCTGGCGCATCGCACCACCGCCACCGCCGCCCGAGCCTGACTCGGTAGCCCTGCAACGGGCCATCGAGCAAGCGCCCAGCATCTGGCATTACGCGCGCCGCGTTGGCGCCATCTCAGGAGTCCACCAATGATCCGCATCCCGAACCCCTTCCGCACCCCGAGCCCCGAGGAACTGATTGCCCGCGAGTTGGACCAGGCCAGGCGCGGCCTGCTCGAGGCCCAGACCGGGCGCGATTACGCCACGGCGATGGTCGCGTATCACGAGTCCAGGATTGACCGGCTGCGGGCGCAGTTGGAGATGGCGGGAGGTGAAGTATGAAACAACGATACGAAGGCCAGGGCTTGGAGAGGTTCTGGCACACCCTGATTGCCTTCGCCATCATCGGCGCGGTGTCGGTGCTGGGGTGGAGTGTGTACGCGATTTGGAGGGCACTGACATGAGCGATCTTCGTACCGCCGCCCAGCAGGCGCTGGAGGCGTTGGAAAGCCTATACCTCACGCTGCCGCCAGAAAGCGTACTGGCAAAAAGCCTAAACCTCAGAATCACCGCCCTCAAGGCCGCGCTGGAGCAGCCGGAGCAGACCTGTAACTGTCGGTGGGTTGGCGATGTCCAGACGCAGCAATGCACTCTGCATGAAGCGCACGTTGATGCGATCCACGAATGGGCCGAGCGGGCTAAGGCGGCAGAAGCAAAACTGGCCGCGCTGGAGCAGCCGGAGCAGGAGGAATACACGTTGGTGGCGTGGTTCAACGGAAAGCCGGTGTATTCCGCACCACCCCGCTGCCCCAACTGCGCCAGCTTGGAGGCGCAGAACACCGAGCTTGACCGTTGGGGCGCGGGCTACGAAGCCGGGTATGCGGCAGGCATGGCCGAGATGAAGCCGGAGCAGGAGCCGGTGGCGTGGATGGACCCGAACAGCGGCGAAGTGTGCAGAGCCCATTGGCTTGAGTCTCACGCCCCGGAGCGCGATGTTGATCGCTTTTCTTGCCCCCTCTACACCCACCCACCCCGCCGCGAGTGGCGCTCGTTGAGCGAGGAGGAGATTGAAAGCCTGTGGCGGAAATGGGTAGGAACCCAGCGCCCGAACTACTCATTCACTCGCGCCGTCGAGGCCGCTTTAAGGAGTTGAATCATGGCTGAATCTACCGCCCTGCGGCTGGCTGACGAACTAGAAGACGCAGCATTGCCCACGTTCATTATCAAACCTGCTGCCGCCGAACTGCGCCGGTTGCATGCCAAAAACAAGCGCCTGCACCAGATCAACCAGTCGCACGAGATGAAGCTGTCTGTGCGTGGGTATGAGATACAGATTGATGACTTGAGGTTGGCGCACGCTGAACTGCATGCCCTGAACGGGGAACTGCTGGAGGCGTTGCGCTTGATTGAGCGCCTTACCCGCGAGGCCGATGGCATTGCCATCAACGTCCGCGACATGCTGGGCGGCATTGCCCGCGCCGCCATCGCACGGGCGGAGGGGAAGGTATGACCACCATTCACTTCTGGAGCCCTATGCACGGGGCTTATGTCTACGCCACGGTGCCGGTTGAGGTGGCGTTTCGACTGGCGGGGTTGACATGACCCGCGACGACATCATCCGCATGGCGCGGGAGGCTGGGTTTGATGTAGCCCCCGATGAATGGCACTGGCTTGAACGCTTCGCCGACCTTGTCGCCGCTGCCGAGCGTGAAGCCTGCGCGGCGTTGTGTGACGCCCGCTACATGGGCGACAACAATCGTGAAGATATGGAGGCGCGTAGGTGCGCCGCAGCAATCAGAGCGAGGGGGAACCCATGAGCATCGTCACCCACGTCGCGGTGTTCTTCGCCGTGAATCCCGAAGAAGAACTGACAACCCACGACGTCGGCATCAAGTGGGACATGAAGCCCAACAATGTGGGCGCATCCCTGCGCTATGCCGAGGCCAAGGGCTGGGTCACCCGCACCAAGCGCGCCGACCCGACAGTGCGAACCAAGTTCCGGTGGGTCTACACCGCTGGCCCGCTGCTGCATCAGATCACTTCTGGCGCTTGTCCCACAGCGACCAGCCCAGACCAGCCGCTGCCGACGCCCCGCCAATGACGGCATCCATCGTGCCGCCGTCCACGCCGTACTTCACGGCGAAGCCGCCAGCAAGAGCGGTGAGGATGTGGCGCACCAGCGCCTGGATGATCGTAGCGTTCATGTCAAGTCTCCATCAAGTCAGCAATGCGGCGAGCCCAGCCGCGTGAGAAGGCCGGCCAGTTGGCCAAGTTGGTCATGAAGCGCAGCCTCTGCGCCAGCATTCGCAATCGTAGCGCGTTCATGTCCTGAGCATACGCCGCGGCCAACGTCTTGGGGCCGATCAGCCCGTCAGCGTCCACGCCCAGCGCCCGCTGCAGCCAGCGGGTGGCCTGCGCCGGGCCTGAGTTCACCGCGGCGTCGAACGTGGCGTACCGGATGCCTGGCGGCAGATCGTCTGCGCGCACCGGCTTCCAGTACCGCTCAAGGTAGATCCGCTTGGCCAGATCCAGCGGCAACTCGCGCATGTCGCCCTTGTAGCCGACCTCGCGGGCCACGGCTTCGGTCACCCCGAAGCGGGTCTTGCCCCCGGGGTCTGCCGGATGGTCACTAAAGTCACCTTCGTGGCCGAGCAGCAGGGCGAACGCGGTGTCGAAGTTCATTTGCCAGGCCAGTGAGTAGCGACCCAAGACACCAGCGCGCCCATCA